TCCAGAACCACAGAACTTGTTGTTCGAGCTGTTCCCCATGTTGAACTACCCCATAAATAAGTACCAAAGCCATAACCTTTAGTTTGAATGGTGGGTCCTACCACATAATAAGGATTAACAGTAGCTGCCCCTGCCGCTGTCATTCCTACTCCAGTCTCTGCAGTTGATGCTTCAATAGTAAAAGAATTGGCATCTGGAACAGTTAAAATTTCATAAGCTTTTTCTAAGATAGCTGCTGTAAGATTTGAATCACCTGTTACTGAAACACTTGATAATGTAATATATCTTCCAATTGCTAAACCATGAGCTGTTTTATTAATGGTAACTGTCCTTCCGGCGGCCACACTTGTGGTGAAAGTACATCCTGTAATAGCTGTATCGAGTGGAGAAATATCATAAAATGCCTTTCCATAAAATAAAAATAAACCTTGGCTCGTTCCTATAGCAGAATACTTCTCTCCTGCTAAACTCGCAAAAACATGAGAAGATCTAGCAGCTCCAGGAAGAGTGTGTTCACTAACAGTTAATTGACTCCATCCCCCTATTTTTTCGGGTAAGCCATATCTAAATCTTACATTGTCACCATCAGTCCACTGGCCTTCTGCGCCAGATTCGGTGGATTGTTTATTAAATCCTGGGACAATTTTGAGTTGTTGTAACATATAGTATATCTTATATATGAGTTATGTATATAATGAAAGCTTGAATATATATGTCAAATTCCTTATGCAGCAACATCCCACCATCCAGGGGGATCTAATGGCGCTGAGCCAGTATCTACTTCAGTCCAAATAAGAGTAGTACCTGTTCCTAAAGACATAGTCACCCCATTTCCTGTTGGATATACTCTTGCGTTTGCATCAGTATCTTCATTACCTAAAGTAGTAGTTAAAGCAAAACCCGTAACATCAATAAGTGAATTTGCATCTAAAGTAGCGGTTCCTAAGGCAACGCTCATTACTTCACCTGTCACCGAAACATTTGCATCTGCTACTGTGGTTACACTACCAACATAGACAGTAAAACCCTGGCCAGTAGCCATTGCATCCGGCTCTGGATCTAAAGTTCCTAAAGCAGTAGTTATTGCATTACCAGTTAAAGTAACATTGGCATTTCCTGTTATACTTTCATTACCTAATGATGCAGTTAAAGCTTGACCTGTTACACTTGCAGTGTCCCACTCTCCAGTAGCACCCCATTCATATTGGCCCCAGAAATATCTGCCCCAACCTTCTAAATTATATGCTTCAACACTGCCTACAGAAACTGTTGCTTGATTACCAGTTAACATTGCATCAGGTCCCGCATCTGCGGTTCCTAAAGCACTTGTTATTAATAAATTAGTATTATCTAGATATGCAACTGTAGTTCCAATTGCTGTTAAACTAGAAGTAGCTGCTGATAATAAATTTGTAGATACGGTAACATCAGAATTTCCTTCAATACTTTCATTACCTAATGAACAAGTTAAAGATTGCCCAGTAAGCAATACAATTGCGTTACCGAGATCATTCCATTGATTACTGCCCCAAGTCTGTGCACCCCAAGTATTAGCCATAGGAAGTTACCTTCCTATTAACCCGATACTCTAAGTATTGCTGCCGTAGATGTAGGCGCCGGGAATTGTACTGTAAACGTACCTGAAGTAGCTGTTTTATCTGCTCCAAAATTTAAAACACAAACTGATGCATTAGTTGTATCAGAAGATGTGTTATAAATTAAAGCACCTCTAGCTGTTAGAGTTACACCAGTAAAAGATCTATCTGCGAAATCGCATCTAGCCACTCCAGCTGAAATTGAAGTACCGTTGTTGACTAACGCACCACCACCTGCTGCATACTGTCCACTATTTGATACTTCAGAAGTAGCTGAATAAGCAGTAGTTGTAGATGTTAGAGTTGCTGTTGAAGAATAAAGAGCTAGCTTAAAGTTATCGCCACCAGATGACTTAAAATTCATGTCTGCTTCCAATAGCTGCTTTTTGAACGTATTACAAATTGCCTGTGTTATTGCCATAGTTTGTCTCCTTAACTTATTTTCCTATACGAGGAACACCACTCTGATATTCATCTCGTCTTCTTCTTCCCATTTGTTCTATTGAGAAGCCTTCTACCACTTGTTTATACCTTTGTTCGTATAATTGCAAGAGGTCTTGGGGCCCTTTTAAAAAACTAAAAGCCTCAACTAGGCATGCATACAAAAGTCCATTGGGAAAATTTAAACTTAAATATGTTGTAGTATTTGTACTAGATAATCCAGGGTCTTTCAAGATAAAATTTAACTGAATTTCATAGGTAGCATCTGGGGCTGGAGCCAGAACTATAGTATTATTATCCCACCAACTATAATATTTAGGCACTCCTGTCGAATCTGTAGGATTAAACTCGGACATAAAATTAGTGTCTCTATATTGTAAAAACTGTCTATTATCTGCTGAAGCAACTCCATCAGAATCTATAATTTGAGCTGATCTAATTATTAGGCAGTTATCTGGAGTATCTATATATCTATCAGAAGCCACTAGATTAGCTATTTTAAATCTTCTATTACTGTCCATATCAACTTCTCTTAAAATTCTAAATTCTGCATCTAAAATGAAGTCATCTATAATAGTTGAAGTCAAAACATTTGAATCAACTTCTGTATAATTCCTAATTTTTGTTACTAATTCAGCGTATGTCATTATGTTATATTCACGGTTACGTTGCCTAAAGTTGTTAAAGCCTGTCTTTTATTATTAATTTTTGATCCATCCTCAGGTATCATACCAGTACTTCCATAAGCAAAATCGCCGGGCAAAGTTAAATTTGCAATAATTCCTCCACCACCTCCACTCTTTAAACTAAATTTTTGAGGTCTTGCTTTTTCTAAACCTTGAGGATCAGCCACAAATGGTTTTGGATTAAGTTGTGGTTGTTTACGTTCATATTCAGAATGATGAACAAATGCACCATTCCATTCTGTAACCATTTCTTTCCAGGGGAATGCTAATCCACTTCTATCTGAAATTGCTAATGCGTGTGTTCCTTTTGCAAATTTTGCCATTATATATTTGGATAATAAGTTTTTGGTGTAATATACGTACTAGTCTCTGATCCATCCTCCTGTAATGCTCTGTTAAATTCATCCTCATATAATAATTTCATTTCTTGTACTCTTTGAGGAGCTTTTTTCTGCGCCATGTAATAAGCTAAGCCGGCACACATTGCAGGCACAAATCTATTAACTATATCTGCTTCATTTGTATAGGCCCCTGCATCTTGAATTCTTTTTAAATAATAATAATGAATATAATCTCCAGCTTGAGAAGTACCTGGTGTTAGATATAAAGTTAAGCTAACTCTATTTATAAATCTTTGAACCCAATATTGGGAAGGTTGCCCTGTTGCTGTTTTATTTGAAAAAGCAGAATATTGAGATCTACTTACTTTTGCAAGTGGAGTGTCCACATTATCTGTTGTTCTATAACTAGCTTCAAGAATATCAGATGCACCATAAACAGCCGTTGCATCAGAAGAACCATCACCTGTTCCTCTATACATAGTGTAAGTTGCTTGATCGGCAACTAAAGTAAAAGTATTTTCTGCTACTTCCCAAAAGTGTGCACCTCTATTCTGCCACTCTTGAAACATTATATTTAAAGATCTTCTCGCAGATCTTAAATCATTACCTGTGTAATCAAAAAAACCTAATCTTTCAAAAGCTTCTGTAATAATATCATCTATTGAGAAAGTACTCTCAAATGTTTGAGTCCCTGAAAAAGCCACAAGACCTCCTATGCGCCAGTAACAGTTACCGTAACGCTTCCAGCTGCTCCTGCTAGATTATAAACTATTCCATTTTTAAATAAAATTCCTGAACCTGGAATATAAACTGATAATCCCTCAGTATTATAATTATAAGTAGCCACCGCTGTACCAGGTGTCGATGCATCTGCAGAATCATATAAAATAATTGTAGATGCCGCAATACCTTCACCCTGAAGAGATGTAACTCTAACCCTACCTGTTCTTGCAAGAGTATCCGCTCCTACTGTAGCCATGTTAATGGTTGTTTGGTCACTTGTAAAACTTGACATATTTTTTTCTCCTTAATTGTGAGCTCCCGAAGGAGCTCACATTAATTATTAGCTTAAGTTATTATTTTGTAAATAATTAACTGTAAACGTTGCAGTACCTGCACTTGCATCT